TGTGCTGCCCAAAAACTTGAACAGTATAGGTTTAATTAGTGCAATCATTACATTGATGGTGTGTCTAGGTCTGCTTCATCTTTTACAAAACGTCCGTGCTCGTCACGCTTTGCTGTTGATTTCTTTTTTTTCTTTGGTTTTGCTTTTGCAGCTGCTTCTCTAGCTGCTCTCTGATCTGTTAGTGTGCTCATCGTTGCCAAAATTTCTTTTTCTTTTTAGGTGGTTGTAGAGCAGATATGGGTACAATGTCTTGGCATAATACTTTCATCTCTGATCTAGGATGGAACGTAAAGCCACGTTGTTGTAGTTCTGCACATTTCAACGCACGGACTAGCTCATAGTCTAGTCGCATCTTTTCTTCCTGACGTTTAGCTATACGTTTACATTGCCGCAAACCTTCACGATCTAGCGGAACCATAAAGTTAAGTTGAAAGCCCCAGTTTTCGTTAATAACATAGCCTTCGCTGTCAAACGGTGAGGTATCGTTACCCATATAAAAAGGACTAAACGTCATAGTAGACCCATTACATTGTATGTTTGGGCCATATACCTGACGTGACGCTGCACCGTTGTTTTGAAACTGTACGGCTTGGTTCGTCACATTACCTGTAGCTGCTGCCACAGGATTTGATTTATTAACTGTATCTCCTTCAGCGTATACAGGTGTTACTGAGAGAAGACAGAGAGCGATGTAGTAGTAGAGTTTATTGTATAGTTTCTTGTATAATCTCTTTGTTCTACTATGCCTGCTGCTCTTGTTGTTGTTTCTAAACTCCATGGTAGTGTGTTATCAGTAACTGTAAATACTGCATCACCACCTGCAATACCGGCACTTGCAGATGCCGTTATGTTAGTTCCAGACCAAGTGTTTACATTCGCACCGAATACTTGTACTTGCTCTGT